GTATTCCTCTAGTGGCACCCCTAATTTCTTAGATATTGCTATCTGTGATTTGGTGAGTCTCACAGTTCTGCGTCCACCTTGATTACGCACTGCAGGGGCAACGGTTGTGACGGGTTTCCTTTGCTCCTGTTGTTTTTCAAACTTCTGCGGAAAATAATTCCGTATTCGTTTGTCGAGTTCCTTATAGTACTCATCACTGTCGCCTACAACCCCACCCTCGAGTAAATTTTTATGGATTGCGAGCGCTGCATCATGCATGACATCATCATCATGGAACCAATCATTATCGTCAGCCCAGCGTTTAGCACGCGAACTTGGAACTGGAGATTGAGGAGTAGCAGTAGGCGGAATAAGTTCCGGACTAGGCTGTTTTACCTCTTGTTCCTTCAAAAACTTAGTTTGAGCCAACCTTTCCTTTTCAATCGCTAACTTGGTAAGCTTCTGATTTGCCTCAACAATTGATTTTGCGTCTTGTCCTTCTATTGCTTTTTGCAATAAAGTATTTGCTGCAAATTCATCTGTTTGAAGTCTTTTCTCAAATTCATTTAAGTAGTTTTCCTCCATTTTAGGATACTGACTTTTGAATTGAGTGATTTCATCTTTTAATCCACGAGCATAACCTAGAGCCGCGTCGGCCCTTCGATCCGCTTCGCGTCTTGCCTTGGTTAATTTATTGATTCGTTTTTGTACGACGGTGGATGCTTTTTCTAAACTAAAACCATCATCATCCTTTTCTACAGGGGGAAGAGTTTCTTTTTCCTCTACCACATCAATAGGCGTTTTATCACGAACAATTTCTGCACCTTCAGCTTCTACTTGTTCTTTTTGAAGATCAACCTCTTTAGAAGACTCCTCTTCTTTCTTTTCATCTTTAATTTGAATATCTTGATCCTTTAAATCGTCAGTATCAAGATCCACTTCAACACTTCCTTTATTTAGCTCTGTTTTAGCCATCTTTCCTCCTAGTATAAATGCAGTATATCCTCTGGATTACTGATTGTTGCGATGATTTCATCATCGTTTAAAAGTCGGATCTCAGCACCTTCTATTTTAAAACGGGATCCTGCGTAGCGCCCAAAAATAACCCAGTCACCTTTTTTGCACCATGGTCCACTTGGAAAACGCCAAGTATCTCTGTATGCCTGAGGCCCAACTTTTAAAACATACGCACAAACGGTCGTCATTTGGATCGTCTCTTGCGTTTTATCAGAGAGTATTATTCCTCCCTTTGTTTTTTTAACTCCTCCGTAAGGTAAGACTAGAATTCTCCAACCGGTTGGTTGGGGCAATCTATCAAGAACTGATTTTTTGAGAGACTTAGGATCGAGAAAAAGCTCTTTAACTTCTTCTGCAGTTTTGTACGCATTAAGCAAAGCTTCTTTTTGCTTAGGAACTTTCTTCTCCTGTGTCTGTGATGTCATCGGGCTCCTGTTTCTTTAGCAGGTCTGTTAAATCCTGTCGCAGATCCTCATTGGATCTGATTTGTCCTATTATATATTTATATTCAGAAAGGTTGTCAACTCCTAGTTTAATTTTAGTGGTTAAAGTGTCTATTTTAGGCTTTAAAATCTTATCTTGAATGTATTTTATGGTGTGATAATCCACGAATTAGATTAATCCTTTGTAGTATTTTCGGTAACTGGGATTCGATAAAGTCTTGCCATCAACCCTTCCTTTAATGTACCTCCCATAATAAGGATCCATGCTTCCCCCTGATTTCTTTTTCACAGGCTTACTTCCATATGCTTTAGTCCATTCACGAGCTATCTTTGGCTCATGTTTCCATAAATATCTACGTTGTTTTTCTGATTTAAAAGGCATTATTTCTTTTTAGATCCACCGTTTCTCCATATCTGAGTTCCCTTGATGCCGAAAATACTCCCGACTACCAAAATCCACAAAGTAGTGAACCATGTTGGTAACGTGGCAAAATATTCAAAAAAGAGTTTTACCTTCTCCATTGCCATCGGATCGTCACTTACCACCGCCCAAGCCAGGACCACGATGGGGGCTGAAATAATTACTAAAACGAATTCGTCCTTAAAATCTGATTGCCGGGCCTCTAAAAGTTTTCCCTGGTAAGCTTCCTCGCCTCGCGCCATGCGTTCTGCATGGAATAAAGCAGCATCCGACATTGCAGCTTTTGTCTTTTGTCTATTTTGATAAATATGGCCTCCTGTTTTCAGAGCCAGTTTTGCTAAACTAAACCACATACTTATTTATCCTTTTTAAATTTATGTTTAAACAGTCTATCCGCGTTTTTCTTTCTTCGTATACTAAAGTATTTATACATTTTTTTCAATATCGCGATGGCCGGTCGTCCACGGACACGCCAACGATATAAAAGTTTATGATGAGATTGTTTAGGAGTTCGAATAAATAGATAACCACAATTAAAATAGTCGGGAAAAGCTGTAACAACGTCTTTTTCTGCCATTTCCACTCCTAAAACTGGAATTTTGTAATTTTTTCTAGCTTTTTCAAGGAAAAAATAGCCTTCACCATCCACAATTCCTGCGAAATAAGCTAGATTATTTTGTACCAATGAATTTTACCCCACGACCTGGTTTAACGGCACCATAACCTTTAATGCCATCGGGTCTAAATGGACATTTACCGTGTGGGTTAGGTCCTTTTTTAGGGGGAGGACCAAAGCGTTTACCGCCAGACAATCCTCCTTTTTTAAATTCCCATCCTTGGTAAGTTCTTTTGCGAGGATCGGGCACTTTCTGACCAGAAACTCCAAGTTGGTGTTTGTGTCCATGTAGTGAGTGGTCATCGCTAGCGACGCCCTTTTGAAAATCGAATCCCATATAATAGGGTTTCATAGCAAGTTTCTTAACGGGTTGAACGGGCGTAGTACCAGCAGTTTGTTGTAGTCTATTTGGATCTCTATCTGGTCCACCATCCCCCCTAGTAACAGGAGGTTGTATAGATTTATCACCTCTTTCCCAGTAGGTTTCTGGTTGCTTTTTTTGGTATAGCTTTTTTAAATATCGAAACGTAGGTGCTATAATCATGGACGAAATAGGATCAATTCCCGCGTATTGGAATCCTTGACTTACAGCAACATCTCCTGCTGTTTTTTTTATATCAATAAGAGGCTTTCCATCGCCCCGTTGCTTTTCACCATCACCTGTAGTTGGAGGTTTAATCTCGCCTGCTACCTCCCTCATGGTTGGTCCATATCTTGTTGGTGATTTTGGTGTACTAGAATCTTGACTAGGATGACCTGGACTTCGTTGATTTCCTTGTGGAACACCTGCTGATGTTCCAGATTTTCCATGATGTACTGGCATAATATTTGGCTCCTGTTCCTTGTATTATTTTCTATTTCTCGCCTGTTGTCTAGCTATAGCCAAACGATCTCGCTCAATTTCTTCTTTATCTTTAGCTTGTTGTTGGGCTAAATCCAAACGACCTCTCTGAATTTCTTCAGCAAGATTAAGTTTATCTTCGGCAATGTTTTGTTGAGCTTGGAATTTATCTGTCTCAACATCCAAACGTTTGTCTGTTTCTTGGTCTTTTCTTTGAATATCTTGAGCTTTAAGATCCAACTCTCTTTGTTTAAGCATAACCAGTGGATCCATATTAACTTGTTTTAAAAACTCCATTTCTTGTTGAACCAGTTCGTTGGTTAAAACAACCACTCTTTGAGCAACCGCTGAATCAAATTCAAGGGCCCACGCTTCTGGATTATTTTGTTTCATTTCACCGAGTTGGGGATCCTGGGCAAATTGTTGCATAACTTCGTTCTTCGCTTTTAAACTAACGTGTTCGGAGATATGCCCCTGCAATAAGGCATAAACCTGTGGATTGGACTGCACCATTCGTGTTTTAATAAAGGCCATATGCGCCGCATTATGGGCATCATGATTCTGTTCTGAAAAAGCTTTAGGGACTATCATCTGTAAAGCTGCTGTATTCTCTTCCGCAGGATCAATAGGTACTGGTGGTTCAGGTTCAGGCTTAAGCAATGAATCAATGTTCCTTACCCCCAAAGCTTCATACATTCGTCTGTATGCTTCGTACATATTATGAATTTGTGGATTGGCCTGAGCCAATTGTAATTCAGTTTGTGCCAAGGTCACTCTTTGTGACATTGAAAAAATATTAGGATCAGCTACCGGTACCACATCAATACGATCATCAAAATCTTTCACCTTAATCATTCGATCCCCACCTACAACATTGTATGGATATTCAGGAGGGAGATATTCTGAAAAGACTCTTGCCATGATTTTAAATTCCTCTTTCATGGAATAATAGCAACGTTTATGGATCGCACTGATCACTCTGGATCCCCGCTCTAAAAGAGCAACGGTTGTTCCAACTGCTGCTTGTTGATTTCCGTCTCCAACTTGAAGATCGGCAATCGCAGCAAAACGTCTTCCGGCATCAACACAGAATCCTAGTAATTGAAAAAGGGTTTGGCTCGGTTCCTTGAAAGGCAGTAATTGAAATTGATCTTTGATATTTCCGCCAGGAGCATCTACATCTCTAAATTCTCCAGGTTGTAACGGTTCAGCATCGTCCCGAACCCTTAAACCTCTTGACTTAAATCCAGCTGGTAAATTGACTAAAGTTGCTGCATCGAGAAGCTGTCTCAACGCTCCCGTTGCTGCCTTAGACAGTCCCCCAATCATATGAATTAAACCAAAGCCATAAAAACCTAGACCGGGTAAAAACTTGTAATGAACAAAATAGGAAATTCGCTTCTTTATAGGATCCTTTTCCTTATAGTTTCGATAAATAGACAGAATAGTCATACTGTCTTCATCAAGAGTAACAATGTAAGGGATCTTAACTTTATCATCGTTTTCATAACCTGGAAGATCCAGATTCACATGCATTTCAATCAGGTTATAAATATCTTGATATTTCTGTGGGGTAACTCCTTCAAGTTCCTGGTATTTCTTTCGTGCTCGGTCTTCTTTAAAAAAGGGTTCTGGAAGTTCTACATCTCGATAAAATCCAGAAGCCTGTCTTTTTCGAATTTCGTTCTTGGTCATTCTGACTGTATGAGAAATACGTTCCGAATCATAAAGATCCGACGCATTGTAAGGCACGACTAAATCCTCCGCCGGAACAAAAATAGATTTGCAACGTTGGCTCGTTTCATCGTAATAAACCTTTTTAAAAGAAGATCCTGCTAAAGGTAATTGAAATAACATTTGATCGAACTCGGGGGTGTATTCTTCCATCACATCAAGAATCTGATAGTTCATAAAATCCTTGACACGGTTCGCCTGTTTAATGGTGTCTGCGGTTTCTTTTCCAATAACCTGACATCTAACCGGTCCATCAGACGGAAGTAATTCTTTAAAGGCTTGCGCCTGAAACTGGGTTGCTGCTTCAGCCATGAGTGGATGTGTTACCCCTGAGGCTCCAATAAACGGTCGAGTGACCTCCATATATTTGAATCCTAAAAGATCCAATCCTTTGGTATACGTTTCAATGTATGATTTTCTCGCTAGGGAGTCGTCTTTGTAATCCTCTAAAAGTTGTGTGCTGAGTTTGCTTAAATCGGTATCATCCATGAACTCCGCAAGATTGGCATGGAAATCCTCGCGCGGAAGTTCGGGACCTGGCGTACCTGAAAGTACATTTCCCGTTTCATCCTCGACGACATCAACGTCTTCTTTAATTGTGGTTCCAGGTGTTTGGATCTCTAATTCTTCTTCATCTTCCACCTCAACCATATTCTGGTTTCGTGCCATTACCAACCTCGTGTAGCTAATTTAGGTTTACCTTTTATTAAACCGCCTTTTTTCTTTCCTATTCCTATAGATAATTTTCTTCTTCGTTCTAAAAATGGACTTTTATCTCTTGATCCTATCCCAAGAGAGAGCTGTCTTCTCCGTTCTAAAAATGTCTTTTTCTTCGCTGCTCCACCTTTTTTCTTTCCGGTAATAAATCCCTCTGCATAGCCAGTTGCTTTGCGCATCAAATCCAATAATTTTTTTCGGTGCTCTTTCCCCTTTTCTTTTCCTTTTCCTCTCGGCGTTTCCTTCTTTAACTTCTCGTGTAGTGCTTTAATATCTTCATAGGAAGTTTTAATAGTTCCTTGTGGACCTCCAAATTTTTTCGTAAGTTCCTCAGCTCTTTCAATATCTCGTTTAGTCAATCTATCTTTATCTTTTAATTTGAGAGCCTCTTTATAAGTTTTTCTCTTTTCCATAACTCCTCCTTTCTGTTGATGCCTTTTAGCAAATTTTTGTTGAAAAATATCGACTGTTTGTTCAGGAGTGGGCTCGGGTCTCATTCTTGTATAACTTTGCCCTGTTGCATCAAGTGGATCCTGACGGGTGGATGAAACTTGTTTGAGTTTGCTTGCATCCCTCAGTCCAAGTTTTTCCAGGAATTTTCCTAGAAACGCTTTTTGCACCTTTCCTCCGTTAGCATAACCCGTTGTCTGACGGGCAATTTTCCGCGCTTGAGGAACACCTCTCGGTTGTGCCAGCATCGCTTTGACGCGATCAGAGACCGGAGTCGTTTGCATTTTTTTCACTGTTTTATAAATATCTCTCATAATTAAATCACTGCTGCAAAATACTCTCTTTTAGGCGTTATTGCAACTAAACCACCGTGTCGATAAGTGGACAGTTTCTTTTTACTCAAAATCTTC